TGAATTTGCTTAAACCATTGTAATAAAGGCACTCCGTATTTTGTTGGAAGTTCCTGACAAAATTGGTTTAATTCTGCTAATTGTTGGTCGTTTAATGTAATCATAGTTTTATTTTTTATTTACAAATATATGTATTTTATTTAGCTGCAATTAATATTTTTAATTCTTCAATTTGTGCCTGTTGTTCTTGCATTGCCTTTATAAGCATTGGAACAAATACAGAATATTTAACTGACTTTGTAAAAGTTTTTAAAGATTGTCTTTCTTTTATAATATTACCTTCTTCATCTTCAATTTCAACTTCTTTAAAATCTTCTGATTCATCAACCATTGAAGGAAATATTTGTTCTAATTCCTGTGCAATTACACCAATCTGTTTATTTTCTTCGCCTATTAGATTATAATTTCTAACCTTAACTTTTAACAAATTTTCAAGTTTTGGTGTTGCATCAATAATATTTTCTTTTAATTTAATGTCAGATAATGCACCATAACTATTATTAATATTTTGTAAATTACCATTACCTAAAATATAACATTTGTCAGCACCACCTGTTGCACCAATAAAATGATAACTTGAAGTGTTATTTGCATTTGAACCTAACGCCGTTACAAGACCAATATCATTAGAACTGTTATTTCTTGAAGCTGTAATTTCTACTACGGAACCTGATTTACTCGCAACAAAATCAGCTCTACCATTTGAAGCTATTGTCAATCTTGTTGCACCATTAGTGTCCATTGTTATAACTTCATCGGTGCCGGCAATTTTAATATTTGAACTTGAAGTACCACCACATAATTGCAATGTATTACTACTCATTCCTCTAAATAAAGTTGAGCCATACATTCTTATTTCACCATTAACTTGTAATTTACCTGCAACATCAGTAGTAGTTCCTATTAATACATTACCCGTACTACCATTAATTGCAAATCTATAAGCAAGATTAGTACCATCATAAATTCTATAATCACTATCAGTACCTGCAATACCTATTTGATATTCTTTAAGACTTGTTGCAAGTGAAATTGCAACACTTCCACTTTCATATATACTTAATACTCTATTAAAACCGGCAGCATTATAAATAGTTGAACTTCCAATACCAACCATACCTGCTGATGTTATAGTAAGTCTATTTGTAGTATTAGTTGCAAAATCTAAAGTATTAGCAGCACTTAAATACATTCCATTAGTCGGTATTGTTGCACCACTTGGAATAAAAGCAGTTGCAGTTGCGGTACTTGAAAAAATTGCACTTGTTCCACTTAATGCACCTGCCAATGTAATTGCACCTGTTGAACGTGTTATTGTTAAAGGTGTATCAATTAATGCACCTGCGTCTGAATATCGTCTAATAAAGAAATCCATACCTACATTTGAACCTGATTCTGTGCCTGAAACTTCTAAATTTATTCTTGCACTATTATCTGAACGATATGAAATACTTTTTGCAACAGAAACGTTTGCGTCTAAGTTTGCAATCAATGCTGAAGCAGCGCCGTCAATATGAAACTTTGTTGTTGGGTTTGCAATACCAATACCAAATTCCCCTGTTTGTAAAATTGTAATTAATTCAGCACTATTTGCTTCGCTAAATATTCTAAATCTATGGTCTGACTGAACATTGCCAACCGACCATTTGTTTGTACCCGCACTTGCAAAACCTAAATAAGCATTGTTTGTTGAAGTCCCGTTTATGCGTCCAATAATTCCAGAACCGAAAACGTCTAATGCAGTAGTAGGCACATTGGTATTAATACCTAATCTGTTATTAGTATCGTCAAAAAATAAGTTTGCATTATCTTGGGTTAAAGCACCACTTGCACCAATAAAAGGAACTGAACCTGTTGTTAATGCAGTTGTAATTGTTAAACTCGCAACCGAACCAACTAAATTAATAGTTCCGTCAAATCCATTCGCGTCGTTAAACACCAAAGAAGATACAATGTTTGGTGACAATTCAACGTATGCGCTTGTACCTGTATTCCAACGATACAAAATGTTTGTATCTAAGGCAATATAAATAGTATCAGCAACACCAACTAAAGGGAATGCCGCTAAGTTTGCGTATTCTTCAACTGTACCTGTAAACAAAGACGCCATTTGTGATAGCGTAATTTTTTTACTTATGCCCGTTGTAGGGTCGCCTATAATTGTAAGGTCTGATAAATCTGGCGCAAGTTCTGTCGCTAATTGATTAATTTTTTTTGATTCCATTAAAATTGATAATTTGAAGGTACTTGACACCTATTGTTAATAAATGGCACGGTTAATGTTGCATCTAATTTTACGCCTGCTAATAAATCAGGATCACTTTCTGTATAAAATGTAACGGGTAAGTTCTGACTTAATGTCCAAGTTACAATAGAATAATCCTCTGGGTATCTTAACTGCGCCACTACATCACCCGCAACCTGTGTCATATCTGATAAAACTTCCGTTTCGTTTGTTTCTTCCATAAGCATACGATCCATAAAGTAAAGACTAAATGAAAAAGCTATTTCCTTAGCGCCATAATTTGCACCCGTTAACGTAAAAAACATAGCAGGATATGTAACCTCGCCATTGCTTAAACGTTCCCAGACATCACCAAAATAGACGTAATTAATTTGCTCGTGGTCGTTGCCTATCTTTGTTAATTCTTTCACTATTTGATTTAGTGTCATTCTTTTTTGCTTTTTCCAAATAAACTTTTAGTTTAGTTTGGTTTTTTATTGTTACTTGTTTACTCATATATTAGCAGCAACCAATATTTCCCTGATACCTTTCTTCAAAAGTTTTTTTATTCTTACCCTCATAATCGTCATTGCAACAAGCATCACCTAAATACATTGAAACCGTGTAACCCTCATTGTCAGGTTTAATACTATCAATGCCGCTACCAAAGTTTAAGTAATTAGGATAAGAAGCATTGTTTTGTTTCAGATACTTTATTAATCTTTGTTTATAAAATTCTGCTCTTGCTCTGTATCTATTCGCTACGTCAATCATATCCTGCATTGAAGGGCTTTCTTGATTCTCGCCTGTCTTTCTTATTAAACCCTTATTGTAAAACTGATATGATAAACCCTGTGGAAGTTCTGACATAACAAAATAAATTAAACAATCTACAATGTAGTCGTCTAATAATGTTGTTTGTAATTGCGTATATGTATTTGCATCTACTGCCGTTTGTAATTCATTGTACAATGCAGAACCTAAAGCGGGCAAAATATACATATCTTGCGCGGTCTTAATTTCAGGCAATACTAATTTTTCTTCTACGTTAGCGTGAAGCCCTGTTCTATCTTTAATAGATTGTACTGATATGAATAATGTGTTTTTGCTCATTTTATTTTCTTGTTACTATATTTGAAACCCATTCGTGTCTGCAACTTGGGGAATGTTCATTAGTATTTGGTTTTGTGTACCAACCACCTCCGCGATCCCAAACAGAATATCCTAAACGCGCACTAATTGTTTCTATTTCTGAACGGCTATACATCTTGTCAGCAGTTAATAAATATTTACAAAAAGGTCTGCTTGTATCTATATCTTTATTTGTAAAGCCTTGCTTCCACTCATAAGAATATCTAATTAGTAACTCTTTTGTTTGTGGTTTAATTTTTGTTAATATATCGTTTAATGGCTCTGTTAATGTATGCTCAATAATTGTATTGCTATCAATCCCCTCGCCAATAACATATTCGCTTGGTTGAATATATCCGTTTTCTATTAATGTTTTAATAACTTGCTTGATAGTATCTTCGCTTTGTTCAAGCGTTGTCGCCAATACATCTGGCGTTATTCTTTTATCCTTAGACATCAAATCAAGCACATTCGCCTGTAATTGGTTTACCTCTGCAAACATTTGATATTCTGAATCGTCATTAAAGCGCGTTCTTGACCTCCAAACATTAAAGCTATCCTTTGCGTCGCCAAACTCAAAAAACACGCTAAATTCGTCTGAAAACTGCGCTTGTTGGGCAACGGGTTGGTATTTGCTAATATCAATTCCCGCCTTTTCAAGTAACCACTCTTTCGG